CCCCCGCACGTTTTTGGGCGTTTTTGCGAGGGGCCCCAACACTGATGGCGCCATGAGGGGACGCAAGCCCACACCCGACAACGTTCTCCGCCTGCGCGGCACGCTTCGCGCGGACCGGCATGGCGCGCGCCTGCGCACCGAGTGCGCCGAGCCCGAGGCGCCGAACGTGCTGCGCGGCGCGGCGCTCGACGTGTGGCGCCGCACCGTTCCCCTCCTCCTCGAGCTCCGCGCGGTGGCGAAGATCGACGGGGACGCGCTCGCGCGCTATTGCGTGGCGCAAGCCGCGTGGGAGGCACTTGTCCTCCGTGCGGGACGCACGAAGAAACACAAGGACCTTGACGCGCTCATGAAGGTCATGCGAGGGCTCTCGTCCACGGCCAACCGGCTCGGCGGCGAGCTCGGGCTCACCCCCGCGAGCCGCTCGCGCGTGCGCGCCTCGGCGCCGGACACCGACCATGAGCAACCCGAGAAGGCGCGCTTCTTCACCGGCTAAGCGGCGCCCGCGCACCCCGCGCGACACCCGCGCGCCGCGCGTGGTGGCGGGGTTCGACCCGTTCGCGGATCCCGGCGGCGCCCACTACAACCACGAATCCGCCGAGCTCGTCGTCGGATTCTTCGCGGAGTGTCTCCGTCACCAGAAGGGCGAGCTCGCGGGCAAGCCCTTCGAGTTGGAGCCCTGGCAGGCGGACCTCCTGCGCACCCTCTGGGGATGGCGGCGGAAGGACGGCACGCGGCGGTTTCGCGAGGCGTGGATCGAGGTCCCCCGGAAAAACGGAAAGAGCACCCTCGCCGCGGGCATCGCGCTCGCCTTGCTCTTTCTCGACCGCGAGCTCGGCGCCGAAATCTTCAGCGCGGCCGCGGATCGGGAACAGGCTCGGATTGTGTACGAGATCGCCTCCGGCATGGTCTCCGCCGAGGACGAGCTCCTCCGCCGGACCACGGTCCTGCGCAGCGCCATCGTCTACGAGCGCGAGGGCTCGAGCTACAAGCCCATTAGCTCCGACGCATTCACCAAGCACGGGCTCAACGCGCACGGCGCGGTCTGTGACGAGGTGCACGCCTGGCCCACGGCGGAGCTCTTCGAGGTACTCCAAACGTCCATGGGCGCGAGGCGGCAACCGCTCCTCGTGTCGATCACCACCGCGGGCCATGACCGCGAGACGCTCGCGTGGCGGAAGCACCTGTACGCGGAAAAGGTCCGTGACCGCGTGATCTCGGATCCGGCGTTCCTGCCGTGCATCTTCGCGGCCGGCGAGAAGGATGATTGGACCTCCGAAGAGACCTGGGCCCGCGCCAACCCCGGCCTCGGCACGTCACTGTCGTTGGAATATCTCCGCCGGGAGTGCGCCCGTGCCAAGGAAGAGCCGACCTATGAAAACGCCTTTCGGCGTTTGCATTTGAATCAATGGACGGAACAGGCGGTGCGGTGGATTCAAATGCACAAGTGGGACGCGGCGCCGCGGTTGGCGGCGCTCGAGGAGCTCCGCGGGCGCCCGTGCTGGGTGGGGCTCGATCTCGCCTCGACATTGGACCTCACCGCGGCATGCCAGGTGTGGGCGTTCCCTGACGGCACGTACGCATGCCGTCCCCATTTCTGGGTTCCGGGGGAGAACGCCGAGCAACGCGAGCGCCGCGACAAGGTTCCCTATCTCACCTGGGCAAAACAGGGGTTCGTCACGCTCACCGAGGGAAACGTGTGCGACTACGAACGCCTCCACGATGACCTCTTGCAGCTCCACCGGGAGTGGAACGTCGAAGGCATCGCCATCGACCCGTGGAACTCGCGCCAGCTCTCCACCCAGCTCGGCGCCCAGGGGGTCAACGTGGTCGAATTCCGCCAGGGGTTCGCGAGCTTCGCGGATCCGTGCCGGCACCTCGAGCGGCTCGTCATGGCCGGCATGCTGGCGCATGGGGGAAATCCCGTACTGCGGTGGTGCGCCTCCAACGTGGCGGTCGAGATCGACGCGGCCGGCAACATGAAACCCTCCAAACGCCGATCCACCGAGCGGATTGACGGCATGGTGGCCCTCCTCATGGGGCTCGGCATGGCGGCAAAGTCGGAATCCGGGAGCGTCTACGACGGGCGGGGGTTTCTCACCCTCTGACTACCACCGGTTGTGGTGTTGCGTATCTTGTTGGGCGTGGCGAAGCCCGCGGCCAGAACCCCGAAGAGAGCCGCGCCGAATCGCGCCAAAAAACCCGCGGCCGAGGTCAGAGGCGACCCGTGGTTGGTGGGGTGGAGCTGGCTCGGGGGCGGTCCCGTCCTCAACTGCGGCGAGATCACCACCGAGAAGGCGCTGACGTTGCCCACGTACCTGGCGTGCGTCCGCAACATTGCCGAGGACGTCGCGAAGCTCCCGATCTCCCTTGTGGAATCCCTCGAAGATGGCACGCGGCGGCGGGTGATCGATGATCCGATCTACGCGCTGTTGCAGGATCCCAACCCGGAAACGGGTTCCGTCGAGTTCGTGGAAAGCCTCATGGGTTCGGCGGTGGGGTGGGGGAACGGGTTCGCGGAGATCGTCCGCAACGGCAACGGCGAACCCAAGCAACTCTGGTACCTCGAGCCGTGGAAGGTCACGATCCGCCGGATCGGTCCGCGCCAGGATCTCATTTACGAGCACCGGCAACCGGACTCGACGCGGGTGATCCTCCAACCCGAGAACGTCCTCCACGTCCACGGGCTCGCCTTCGACGGCACCACGGGGTACACCCCCGCGCAACTCCTCGCGAAGAGCTTCAAGGCGCATACCGCGCTGCGCGATTTCGGGGGCGCGTTCTACGAGAACGGCGCCGCACCCGGAGTTGTGTTGACGCACCCCGGCAAGCTCCGCCCCGAGGCACACGCCATGCTCCGCCACGAGTGGGAAACCATGCACGGCGGTCCCGACAACGCCGGCAAGACCGCGATTCTGGAAGAAGGCATGAAGGCGGAGGCGCTGCAAATAAACCCACGGGACGCGCAGTTCCTCGAAAGCGCACGCTTCCACGTGGAGGACATAGCTCGGATCTTTCGCATGCCCCCACACATGGTGGGGGATCTCTCGCGCGGGACGTTCTCCAACATCGAGCACCTCTCGATCGAGTACGTCACCAATACGCTCATGGCATGGATCCGGCGGCTCGAAAGCGCTCTCCGCCGGCGGGTCACCAACGTCCGTGGCCCGCGCTTCTCGGTGAAGATCCAATTTGAGGGTGCGCTCCGCGGCGATACGGAATCACGATTCAACGCCTACGCGGTCGGGCGCCAGTGGGGATGGCTCTCCCCCAACGACATTCGGAGGCTCGAGGACCTCCCGCCGATTGCGGGCGGTGACGAGTACCTCTCGCCCCTGAACATGGTGCCGCTCGGCACCCCGCCCCCGGAATCGGAACCTGACCCGACTCCCGAGGAGGAGGCGCCACGGGAGCTCCCCGAGGACAACTCTCGGGGGCTCCTGGAGGCGACACGGCTCCCGTTGCTCGATGCGGCGGCGCGGCTCCTCGAGAAGGAGCGCCGCGCGGTGACGAACCTGGCAAGAGGCGACGGGAGCGAGGGGCGCATCGACCGTTTTTACGGCGCCCACGTGCGGCAACTGGCGGAGGCTTTGCTCCCGAGCGCCCAGGCGATCCGCACGTGCATGGACCTCCTGGGCATTACCTCGGCGGCGACACCCGAGGAGGCGACCCTCGAGGCAGCTTCGCAGCACGTCGCATGGAGCCGGCGGGAACTGGCGAGTTGCGGCGCCGAGGGCGTGGCGGCGGCAGCGGCCGAGTGGCCCCGCTCCCGAGCCGCGAGTCTGGCTGAGTACGTCATGCGCCGTCTCTGCGGCGAGGAGTTTTTGACATGCCCGAGCAACTCGTAGAACGCCGGCGATGCACCTCGGGCGAGGCCCGCGTGGCGGCAAAAGGGCGCATGCTCCACGGCTATGCGGCCGTCTTCGATTCCCCTAGTCATGACCTGGGCGGGTTCGTGGAGCGGATCGCCCCGGGGGCGTTCGGGCGGTCGATCCGTGCCGCGGGGAGCGACGTGTATGCCTTCTGGAACCACGACGATGGCCGGGTGTTGGGCAGACAGGCTTCGGGGACGCTGCGGCTCCGCGAGGACGAGCGCGGGCTTGCGTTCGAATTGGATCTCCCCGACACCACAGACGGGAGGGATTTGCTTGAATTAGTGTCCCGAAGGGACCTGGACGGCATGAGCTTCGCCTTTCGAGTCCGGCCCAACGGGGACCGATGGACGGCGGGTGTCGGTGGCGCTCCGGATCAACGGACGCTCCTCGACGTCGATCTCTCGGACGTGTCCCCCGTGACGTATCCCGCCTACCCGGATACGGCGATGGCGCTGAGGAGCCGGGAGGCGGCGCGTGTGGGGTGGTGTCACCAACAAGCCCACCTCCGCATGCGGCTCCGTCTCGCCCGGCGCCGCGCGTTGGTGTAGTCTCATTGCACGGACCCGGCGCCCGAGTGCGCCGGCAACCGACACCGCGGAAGCGCGCCGGCCGAGTTCGGGTGCGCCGCATGGACTCACGCACCCTTCGGGGGCGACCATGCTTTCGCGCTGCGCCGTCCCCGTTCGAGAACGGACGGCGGCACATGAATCAAGACGAGATCCGGAAGCTCCGCGAGAAGCGGCAAGCGGCGATGGATTCGGCGCAGGCGTTAATGGACCGTGCGGACACCGAGAACCGGTCACTCACGGAAGAGGAAAAGCGCAGTTTTGAGGGGTTCCTCGACGAGGAAGGCAAGCTGACGAAGGAGCTCACAAAGGGTGAGGACGAGCTCCGCCGCGCCCGGCTCCTCGAGGCCCGGCAGAGCGCCGCGGCACCCGAGCCGCGTCAGACCCGTGCCGGGCAGCCCGGCGGTCTCATTACACCCGAGCGCATTAAGCGCGCCCAGGAGCGTGGGCTCGTGTGCTTCCGGGGCGATGGCGGCGCCGATCGCGCCCGCGCGTTCGCCCACTACGCAATGGCCATTCGAGGCGTGACCTCCTCGAGAGACTGGCTCGAGAAGCGCGGAATAGAGCTCCGCTCCATGGGGATCGGCACGGAATCGGCCGGCGGCTTTTTGACGCCGATCGAGTTCGCGACGGAGATCATCGATCTCATGAACGAGGTGGGCGCGGTGCGCCGCGCGTGCCGCGTGTGGCCCATGAGCCGAGACGTGCAATCGATCCCGAAGGTCTCGACGCGCCCGAGCTGGATCGCGCTCACCGAAAACGCCGCGATCGCGCCGAGCGACGGCACCGGCACCTACGTGACGCTCACCGCGAAGAAGTTCGGCGGTCTCACCCAGGTGAGCAACGAGCTGGTGGAGGACTCGCTCCCACAGGTGGGCGACATTCTCGCCCAGGACATTGCCTATCAAGCCGCGCAGTTCGAGGACACCACGGTGATGCTGGGCGACGGCACCGCGACGTACAACTCGCTGACCGGCATCGTGCCGGCGACGGGCGCCGCGGGCATCGTCACCGCCGCGGGCAACACCCCCGAGCTCGTCACCGTCGCCAACTTCATATCCATGCTCGGCATGGTGCAGGACTATGCGCTGAACGAGCTCATGGGCGCGCCCGTGTGGATCTTCAATCGCTCCGTGTTCGCGCGCACGGCGATGCGGCTCATGTACGCCCTGGGCGGCAACACGAAGGAGGACCTCGGAGAAGGCGTGACGCCGAGCCTCTTCGGGTTCCCCGTGATCTTCTCGGGTGCGCTCACCTCGGCGCCGGCGGCGAACGGCGGCGTAATCGCGATCTTCGGCTCGCTCCGCACGGGTGTCGCGTTCGGAGACCGCCGGCAAATGACCATCGAAACGTCACCACATTTCTACTTCAACACCGATTCGCTCGCCGTGCGCGGGACCGAGCGATTCGGGCTCCAAGTGCACGACGCGGCGAGCGCCGGCACCAAAGGCAGCATGAGCGTGATGAAGCTCCCGGCTTGAGTCTTCCTTGCTAGTCGGAGGGTCGGCGCGGAACCCACCTCCCGCGTCGGCCCCCGACCATTCGAGAATCAAGAAAGGTCCCTGCGTGGTGCACGTCCGCTTCCGACGTCCGTGGGGCCCGTACCAGGCGGGCGACACCGGCGAGCTTGACCCGCCGATCGCCGAGATCCTCGGGTGGCGCGGGATCGCGGATCCCGTCCGCGAGCTCGAGAGCGCCGCCACCGAGCGCACCCTCGAGCGCGCCGAGGTGCGCGAGAAGCCCAGGCGAAAGAAGATCCCATGAGCCTCGAGGGACGCGAAAGCCTCTTTTGTGCCCAGCCACCCGCGGATCCGTGCGTCACCACCGCGCGCATGAAGGAGCATCTTCGGGTGAGCCACTCGGAAGAGGACACGCTCATCGCCGCGCTGGTTTCGAGGGCGGAGGGCTGGGTGGAGCAGCGGAGCGGGCGCTCCCT